TGAACAGCAATCTAGAGAACAAAACATTATGAATAATGTCGCTCAAGGCGGCTAAGGAGACAAAATGGCTAGTTATGGTAAAGGTAACAGCGGTGGAAAATTTATGGATAATGGCGTTGGAATGTGCAGTTATAAAAAGAACCCAATGTCAGCAGCATCAAGAGTTAAAGCTGAATGCGGTCCAGGTATGAATGCAGATCAGAATAAAGCTAACAAGCTTTTGCAGAAAGCTCAAGTGCAGCAGGACTCGCTTCGTGGTATGAGCGGGATGTAATATGCAAAATATGCTCCAAGATCCACAAAGTGGGATGTTACTTCCTCGTCAATTTGTTGATGAGAAATTAGCATTGAAAAAGGTGATTGATGATCTTATAGATAAGTCTGTGATGGCTAATCAGAATATAAGAGAAACATATTACCTGGTCTTGCATGCAAAATTTGATAAATTTGAACCTGATAAGTTTATGGTCAGTCAACCGGTAATTACATTTCGTCTACCTAGTTTTACATCTAATCAGATGGTTTTCTGGGTAAGTAATCAAAAAGGAATATGTGAATTACTTTGGATGGTTTCCCGAGGAAAAGACGGGAAATTAAAAGTTGAGTTTAATACAAAAGGTGTCGCCTACCTACAAGCAAAGGGCGTTATGCCTTCGTAAGAGGCTTTCTTACGCTGTAAATGACGGAGATAGATTATGTTTGAAGAAAGTGAGGATGCCGTAGAACCTCAAGCAGAACCAATGGAGCAAATTATGGATCAGCAAGAAGCTGATACCAATGCTTCAGAAGTAAATAATGAGCCTGAGATAAACCAATCTCAGGAAAAGACGATGATTCCTCTTTCCGTGGCACAAAAGTTACGAGAGAAGAAGCGTGAGCTTGAATTAGAGCTTCAATGGGAAAAGCAAGAAAGACAGCGTTTGTTAAGTCAACAAACCGCTCAAAAGCCCCTAGAAGAAGATAATTCTCGTTATGAATCTGCAACTAGAGAAGATTTAACAAAATCTCAGGAAGAGATTGTAAGAATTGTCGAGGAGAAATCTTGGATTCGAAGCAACCCTGAGAAATTTGACATGGTGAAAGAGCTTTTACCGCAATTTTTAAAACAAAGACCTAATCTAGCCCGTGCAATAGAAGAGGCCACAAATCGTTATGAGGAGGCATATACTCTTATGGTAGCATTATCGCCGAAACAGCAGCAGCAACTTGCTAAGCCACCAGTTCAAAGGAAAGAGGCGCCTAATGCCCCTGGAGGTGTTCCAAGAGCGGCTGCATTAAATGATGCGGTAGATGTTATGAATATGAGTGATACCGAATTTAGCGCATGGAGATCTTCTAAAAAACAGCGTAGGTAGATAGGCATAAGGAAAAATATGTCAGTAACAACCACTTCAGGCTACGGCTCAATGTCTGATAGATGGGCACACCGTGCACTTCTACAGCGCTCAAAGCCTCGCTGCGTACACAACCTATTTGGTCGTGCTTTTACGCTACCGCAGAAAAATACAGACACAATGGCTTTCAGACGTCAAGAGAACTTGAATTCTGATCCTGTTGTATTATCCCAAGATGCAGATCCTGCACCTGAGCAAGTCCAAAAGTTCGACATCAATGTAACCATCCAAGAATTTGGTAAAGTTGTATTGCTAGGACGAAAAGTGCTTCTCGTGGTTGAGGATGATACAGCATCAGAGACCGCTGACAACCTTTCTCAATGCATGCATACAATGCTTGATAAGGTAACCCGTGATGTCTGGGATGCAGCCGTACCGCAAATTTCTTGCCTTAACGGGACTAATGGAAATGCGATTACAGAGCTTACTCAAGAAGATATCGATCGCGCTATTCAATATCTTGATGATAATGATACTGAAAAGATGACACCTACCATTGAGGGAACTTCTCGATTTGGTACAGGACCTGTAGAAGCTGGTTTCTGGGTGACCGCCCACGTTAATTTGAAGCCAGATATCAGAGCTATTGATTCATTTGTGCCTACTTCTCAGTACGGTTCTCAGGAACCTGTTTTGCAGTCGGAGTTCGGCGCAATCGACGAATCTCGATGGGTTACCTCTACCCTCGTTAAAGTATCTACAGCGGATCCTGCGGTTTACAACAACACATTTGTAGGCGCAAACGCTTATGGATATGTTGGACTTGATCAAGTATCTACAGAGATGATCTTAAAGCCGCTTGGGTTTAATGATTATCTGAATCGTTTTCAATCAATGGGCTTTACAGCATGGTTTAACGCTGCGATCCTAGATGATTCTCATATCGTAACATTGCTTTCAACAAAAGCATAAGGAGGATCGAATGACAGACCTATTTTTAGGGCAGACTTGCACAGAAGCGTTTAAGTTTATCTCTGCTGGTACAGCTCATACATTCACATTTGGATTTCAGCCAGACAAGGTTGTTTTCAATAATATTACAAAATGGGTAGCAACAGCTGCCGGGTTTCCGATGTCTGTTTGGTTTAGAGATCAAACTGGTACTGGCGATGCTCAGCAAATGGTAGTTATCGACTCTTCTGCCGGTGCATCTTTCAACTTTAAAACTGAGACAACAGATGGTTTTACGGTTGCTGATACATCCGGAGGTCAAACATCCATGCATGCAACAATATCAGGCATCACAGCCGCAGATCCTGTTGTAGTGACACATAGCACGTATACATTCCAGACTAACCAGATCGTTCGCATCACAGATTTGGGCTCAGATATGCCAACAGCCCGCGGCATGGACCAATTGAACAATAATAGGTACCGTATTGTAGTTCTGTCTGCAACTACTTTCTCATTGAAAGATGTTATCACGGGTGAGCCTGTTGACGGCACTTCATTCACAGCTTATGTAAGCGGTGGTAGGATTGCTCTTGAGACAGCGGTTATAAGTCTTAACAATCCGCAAGTGACTCCATATAGTAATGCAAGTCCTTATGACCCTAATCCATTCCAATATGATCCAATATCATATAGATTGACTGCTGGAACAGCTGTCATGGCATCGGATGGTGATGTATTCCTTATCGAGGCATACAAGTGGGGGACCTTTACTGATCTTGGAGATCTGTTAACATAATAAGATTCTGAGTCGGTTACACTTTGTAACCGACTCAGTGTTAGAATAAGGGCAATTTATGGGTCAAACAGCAATGAGGGCCAATATAACTGGAATAACAAACGCGAATCCCTGCATTGTTACCATAGATGATAATCCAGGATATGAAACAGGTAATTTTGTTCGCTTGACAGATCTTAATGGCGTGATGCCTGTTCCAAGGGGGGAAGATCCCTTAAATAATTATAGATGGAAAATAATATTACTCACTGACACGACATTTTCATTAAAACACCCGGTGACAGATTTTCCTGTAAATTCAACCAATTACCCTCCTTATGTTTCTGGAGGGTATTGCAACTTAGTAGAAACAAACTTTTTTTATCATGGAGACGATGAATAATGGCAAAGCACCCACACGTAGCTAACAGAACTGAAGGTGATGTAATGGAAAGTAGTCTTAAAGCGGCGGAAGGAGAAAGAAATTATATCGAAGATATGCCTTTAGAGACACTTAGAGACTATAGATTATACAATGAAGAAGCGCGTAAAATTAATAAGAAATTGAGGATTTGCCGTTATCCTATCAAACAGTGCCCTATTGAATTGCATCCGAAGCAGAGAATCAAATTTGGTAATAATGATCAGTCTATGCATCCTGTGAAGGTTTTTGTGAGTAATCATCTGATACATTTTGATATGAGTTTAGATCCTGGAAAAGTTTATGATTTACCCGAATGTATAGTACATTATTTAAGTGAAAAGGGTTATCCTGTATGGGGATGGGTGACATTAAAAGATGGGTCAAAAGAGACTCGACAGGTAGGTAAGAAGCCTAGATTTTCAGTAACAACTGTTTGGCAGGATGCGGAAGCAATATGAATACAAGAACGGTTCAACAAGTTCTAGATATAATGCGTGTTGCTTTAGGCAGGCGCAATGAAAATGATCCTGATTCTAGCGATTCATTATTCTTGAGCTATTTGAATGATTTCTATTCATTGGTGATGCCAAAT